CAGACAGCGGACTATACGCTTACTGTCGCTGACTCCTATCAGGTTCTAGTCCCTATGAACAAGGCAACAGCGATCGCCCTAAAGATCCCTACCAATGCGACAGCGGCAATTCCTGTCGGTTCAGTCATTACTATTCTTAACGAAGGCGTGGGAGTCTGCACGATCTCAGCGGTAACTTCTGGCACGACTACAGTCCTATCGGCTGGCGCAGTAGCGGCGGCTCCTACCCTCGGGCAATATAAGTCAGCAGCCTGCATTAAGACAGGCACAGACACTTGGTATATCGTAGGATCTATCGCATAATGTTGAACAATCTAGTAGCAACATTGGGCAGTTCTGGTATAGCCGCTGTTAGCGTCGAATATCTAGTAATCGCTGGCGGCGGTGGCGGCGGTGAAAACTACGCTGGCGGCGGTGGCGCTGGTGGTTACAGAACAGCTACAGGATTAAGTTGTGCAGTAGGTACTGCTTTTACTTTAAGAGTCGGTGCTGGCGGTACTGGTGGTTCTGGCGGCGGCAGTACGTCAGGAACTAAAGGCACAGATTCGATATTTTCATCAATTACTTCAACAGGCGGCGGCTTCGGTCAAGGTTATTCGGGTGCAGTCGGTTCAGGTGGTTCTGGCGGCGGTGGTAGAGGTATCACAAGCGATCCCGGCGGTGCAGGAAATACTCCATCAACCTCGCCGTCTCAAGGAAATGCAGGCGGCGCTGGAAATCCAAACGCACCAACTTACGGTGCTGGCGGCGGAGGCGGTAGCGGTGGAGTCGGTGGTAATGGCGGAAGTACATTCGCTGGTGTTGGTGGCGCTGGAACTGCGTCATCTATCACAGGTACATCGGTAACAAGAGCTGGCGGTGGCGGAGGCGGTAGCGGTGATGGCGCAGGTGGCGCTGGCGCAGCAGGTGGAGGCCAAGGAGGAATCCAATCAGGATCAGGAAATGCAGCTTCAGCATCGGCAAATAGTGGTTCGGGCGGTGGCGGCGGTGCTTATGGCCTTGGAGACGGCGGTAATGGCGGATCAGGAATTGTGATAATTAAATATCCCGATACTTACACGGCTACATTTAGCGGTGGAGTCACACAATCAACAAGCACGTCTGGAGGGTTTAAGATTTCATCCGTAACAGCCGCAGGCGTATCAGATACGGTGACATTCTCATAATGGCACACTACGCATATTTAGATGAAAATAACATCGTTGTCGCTGTAACAGTAGGCAAAGATGAAAATGAACTTATTGATGGTTTAGATACTGAAACGTATTACGCGTTGGGAACGCCATACACCGTCAAGCGCACAAGTTACAACGGAAATATCCGCTATAACTACGCAGGCATCGGCTACACATACGATCCAATCGATGATGCATTTATAGCGCCTCAACCTTATCCATCGTGGACTTTAGATTCTAAAAAGCAATGGCAATCACCCGTCCCTCATCCTCAAGATGGAAAAACGTATTACTGGAATGAAGAATTAGGTGAGTGGCATGAAGCCTAGACTCTCAAAGTCTGCCATCCAATTAAGAGAGCAGATCGATGATGCATTCCCAGATAGAGATCGAACTTCGGACGGCTGGATCGGTGACACGAGACACGCTGCTCGCAAGTCTGATCATAATCCAGATGTACAAGGATGGGTACGCGCCATCGATGTTGACCGCGACCTTGCAGGCAAGAAAGGCAAGCCCGATCTCATGCCTGACTTGGTCGATCAGATTCGAGCCGCTGCAAAATCTGGCAATAAAAGGATCAGTTACATCATCTTCGACGGCCGCATCTGCTCACCTAAAAAGGCTTGGTCTTGGCGTCCTTATGATGGGATCAATAAGCATAATCATCACGCGCATATCAGCTTCACTATTAAGGGCGACGAAGACTCTACATTCTTTAATATCCCGATGATAGGTGGAAACTAATGGAAGCAATTATCTATGCAACTCTCGGACTTATAGCAATCCCTGTCATTCGCACAGCGATCAAGTCCTATCGAGCTAAGAAGGCTGTCGGCGATATCGTGGTCGATGCCATCGAGGCCGCCGTGGATACTGTGGAGAAAAAGTGACTCAAGAAAACTTCTTCACCCTTTACTTCGCTAGCCTTGCCGTCATCGGTGGGCTTGCAGGTTATGTCATTACGCATTTACTGTCTGAAATTAAGCGACTTAATTCGCGTGTCGATGAGATTTATAACATCCTCTTAGAGCGATAATTTTAGACATGGCAAGAAAGAAAGTCATTGATCTCGATACTTACTCACGTTTAGATGCATGGGCAATTAGCCTGCATGAGATGTATAGGGCGCTACGCCGAGCAGGCTTCGCAGTCGATATTGCTCTGAGTATCATCCAAGATCGTGACGCTTACCCTGACTGGATTCTGCCATCGATCCCTGACCGAGTGGATCGCCTACCCTACGAGGACGACGACGAGGACTAATGAAGCGCATTGTCATAGTGAGTGACCTACAGGTTCCCTTCCACGATAGACACGCAGTCAAGAATCTAGTTAGTTTTATCAGTAAGTTTAAGCCGCACGAAGTTGTAACGATTGGAGATGAAATTGACTTTAACACGATCTCCAAATGGTCAGAAGGCACTCCAGAAGCCTACGAGCAGACTCTGGGAGATGATCGCGATGAGGCTGTTCAGGTACTTTACGATTTACAAGTAACACAGATGATCAGGTCTAATCACACAGACCGACTCTACAACCAGATCATGCGTAAGATTCCCTCATTCTTATCTTTGCCAGAACTCAGGTTCGAGAAGTTTATGCAGCTCGATGAGTTAGGCATTACCTTCCATAAAAAGCCGTACAACATAGCTTCGGGCTGGATTGCAGTCCATGGAGATCACACCCCTATCAAGTCTCAGGGGGGTCTGTCAGCCCTTGAGGCAGCCCGTAGGCATGGAAAGAGCGTCATCTCGGGTCATACTCACAGGGCAGGGAGATCGTCGTTCTCAGAGGCCTCTGGTGGCCGCATAGGGCGTATCCTGCATGGCGTAGAAGTGGGCAACCTTATGGACTTTAGCAAGGCCAGTTACACCAAGGGGTCAGCCAACTGGCAACAGGCGTTCGCCATTATGTACGTCGATGGAAAAAATGTTCAGGTCGATCTAATCTACATTGAGAAGGACGGCACGTTCGTCGTATCAGGTAAACGCTATGGACGACCTAGATAACGAGCTAGCAAGGGACATCGATGACCACATGGATGACTCAGAATTGTTACCATTTCGTTATCTTAATATCTGAAAATTCCCCCTTAGGTCATGAGACAGTTAAGCCATCGGTGAAGGGCATCGATAGAAGGGCTTAACAATGTTTGATCCATCACTAGGCGACTTTATTGCCATGATTGTCTTATCAGCAGTATATTTTCATCTAGGCCGTATCGTCGGCATCCGCGTGGGATATCTAAAAGGCCGTAAGGCAGTCCGAGACTATTACGCGACAAAGGAAAGGGTGCGAGTGTGAAAGCAAGTGAAGTCCTATTATCAGCTACTGACATCATTGGAGACAGAGGACGAATATATGGTCATCCTCGTATCAATCAGACTCGAATCGCATTACGACTCCAACAGATGCTCGAAACACCGATCTCAGACCATCAAGCGTGTCTGGCGATGGTCGAAGTCAAGCTCGCACGTCTCCAAGAAACCGCTGACCACATTGACTCCTATATCGACGCGTGTGCTTACCTTGCCCTAGCGTGTGAACTAATTACTGAAAGGGATGAGCAGTATGTTTAATCTAGAAGATTACGAGACAGTAGAAGAAAGACTCATTAAGTTCTGGAAGGATCACGAAGATGGCCAGATACATACAAAACTCTTGGAACACTCTTCTGGCAGATTCATCGTCGAGGCTTCGATATATAGAACAGAAGCTGATGCGAGGCCATGGACAACAGGACTTGCGGAGGAGACGATTCAGGGTCGAGGGGTTAACGCTACTTCTGCGCTTGAGAATTGCGAGACTTCTGCTATTGGTCGTGCGCTGGCTAACGCTGGATATGCCACTAAAGGTAAACGAGCATCTCGAGAGGAGATGAACAAAGTGGCAACAGTTAAAAAGACTGAAGCAATAATTGATGAGACAAAGGCCAAGATGCTACAGACATCGGGCGAATACATCCCAGTAGTAAAGGAAGAAGATCCATGGACTATCAAGCCAGCGACTATGCCTCCCACAATGGGGGAAGCTGTATCGATGGTGAAAGAGATTATTGGCGGCCAGACCGAGAAGGACATCCCACATTGCAAGCATGGCGAAATGATGTGGAAGACTGGCACAACTAAGGCGGGCAAGCCATGGGGTCACATGAAGTGCAAGGCAGCAGTAACGGGTGAGATTGGTGGCCGATGTGAATCGCCTAACGATGTGATCTGGTACGAGATTGCTAAAGATGGATCATGGCAACGACAGAAGGCGAGAGTCTAATGGGGCGCTTACAGTTTATGAATCAAGATGGCGAGTGGGAGTCATTCCCTACAGAGGATGAGATTCATCGAAGTAAAGAAGTTATTGCAATTCTTGAGGAGTTTACATTCACGACTAGATGTTGCTTATGTAATGAGGCGATACCTTACAAAGATATAAAGGTAAACCTTAAGAGTAAGAGCTGGTCATGCGCTAAGTGTCACGCTGTCAATGGCCTCACAAAGCCGTAAGTACCGGGGATTCTCTACCGAGAGAGTCGTAGCGCGTTACCTATCGGAATGGTGGCCGCATGCGGATATCGGTAGAGGGGCTGGAAAAGATATAACACATGTCCCGTTCGACATGGAAGTTAAGGCTAGATCGGCGTTCCAGCCTAAAGCATGGATTGACCAGGTCACAAAGAGAACAGCTAAATCTGGTGGGCTGCCTATTGTTACTTGCCGTCTTAATGGACAGGGAGAAGGTAGTCCCCAAGACTATCTGGCCTTTATGCGGCTTGGTGATCTGGTCGATCTATTGCTCAAGGCAGGTTACGGGGATTTCAGCAATGATCTTGCTAAACTAGAGCCTGTGAGATGCAGGATGTGCGGCGTTTGGTCGTTCACCGAGATATGCAGAACATGTGAGGTCGATCCAGATGCCAACCTATGAGTTCGAGTGTGACAATGAGCATTGCGAGAGTAATGCAAGGATAGAGAAGTGGATGAGTATCCATGAACCTCATGATCTGGAATGCCCATTCTGTCATTCATCGATGAGCAAGGTCTACTCAAGTGTAGGCGTAAGCTTTAAAGGTACAGGATTCTATTCTACCGATAACAGATAACTGTGATCTAATTCACATTCCACATAGTGAGATTATGGGAAAGGCTACACATGAAGGTATTTGACATGGCTGGTACTCTCAGCGCTAGAGCCCATCAAGGGCTCAACGCGAGCCCGATAGGGCTAGCTCGCGTGGTAGCACTCGCTATTGGGATATCTCTATCTATAGCTACGCCCCTAGATGCAGAGGCGAATAACCTTAGTATTAAGTACGTTAAGGACTTAGCTGCCTATCAATTAACTGATAAGCAAGAACTATGCCATAACGACATAGTATTCAGAGAATCATCATGGAACCCTAAGGCTAAGAATGGTAGCCATTACGGGTTATACCAAGGTAAGTCTAAGAGTTTAAAGAATGCATCTACTGTCAAACAATGGTGGTGGTATTGGCATTATGTAGCACATCGTTATGGAGTAACAGAGTACGATGAGCCTAACTATTGTGGTGCATTGCATCATCTAAAGACTAAAGGATGGCAATGAGTACAAAGCGTGGTGATCCTCGAGGATCGCAGGCCTACAAGAAGCGTAGGCTTGAGGTCCTAGCTCGTGATCAATGGTCATGCTTCTACTGCCAACAGCCAGCCAGTACAGTCGATCACGTTATACCGATCAAGGCTGGCGGTGATCCAATAGCCTTTGATAACCTTGTGAGCTGTTGCGTGAGATGTAATAGCCGAAAGGGCAGTAAATCAGAAGGCGTTTTTTTACGCTCAGTTCCTAC